ATTAAAAAACGAAATAATTAGATTAATTAATCTAAAAAAAACAAATAAATATGATGTTCAGAGTATGAGTAATATTATTAGAGAACATATAGATAAAAAAATGTCTATTTGTTCCCACTGTGCTGCACAGATAAGATTTGCACAAAAACAATTATTAAATTGGTATAATAGACAAGAAACAACAGAAGAAAAAATAACAATATCAGAACCACCACAAAAAGTGGGGTGTCAATCCTGTAAACAGAAAACAACACAAAGTAAAAAAGGTGTTGTGATAAATACACAAAGAACAAAGAAATGATGGCAAAAAACAAAGGTGGAAGACCCCTAATATGGACTGAAGAAAAAGTTATGAAATTGGGGAATGATTTATTTAACTGGATGTTAGAAAGTCAAGACAATATATGGATGGAAACATTTTTATATGAAAATGGTGATATATACCCACAGTTTATTAGTGAAATGTGTATTAAATATCCCAAGTTTACCGAATTAATAAAAAAGGTAAAAAAAATACAGGAGGGTAAAATAGTAAATGGTGCTTTAAAACACAACCTAAACCCAACGATGTCCATATTTTTATTAAAAAATCATCACGGATATAGAGACAAACAAGAACAAGACATCAACCACAAGGGGGAGAATATTGTTATTAATGTTATTAAACCAAATAAAAATAATAATGGAGATTAATTTTTCCCCATCGTTAAAACAAGATTTAATTTTTGACTATTTTAATGATGAAATAACAACAGAGGTATTATATGGAGGTGCCGCTGCTGGTGGTAAATCATATGGTATGTGTGCTTTTATCGTACTTAAATGTCTAGAATACCCCAAGATAAGAATTGGTTTAGCCAGAAATGAGCTAACCACCTTAAAAAAAACAACTGTAGTTTCTTTATTTGAGGTAATAAATAACTGGGGGTTAAAGACAGAAGAACATTACAAGTATAATTCAACCACAGGTGAAATTACATTTACAAATGGTTCAAAGATAGTTTTATTGGAATTAAGATATTTACCATCAGACCCCAATTATACAAGGTTGGGGGGACAATTATTAACGATGGGTTGTATTGATGAGGCTGGTGAGGTAGATGAAAAAGGAAAACAGATATTACAATCACGACTTGGTAGATGGTTAAATGGTGAATTATCAATCAAACCCTTCTTACTAATGACTTGTAATCCATCTAAAAACTTCTTGTATAGGGATTATTATATACCAAGTCAAGATAATACATTACCCGAACATAAAAAGTTTATTACAGCTCTTGTTTTAGACAACCCGTTCATTACAGACGTATATGTTGAGAACCTACAAAAGGCATTATCAAATACAGATAAGGAAAGATTGATAAATGGGAATTGGAATTACGAAACCTCACCTGATGCATTGATGGATTATGAAACCATATTAAATATCTTCATTAACAAAAAACCTCAAGTTGAAAAAAGTAAAAAATATATCAGCTCCGATGTTGCGTTCACAAGTGATAATGCCGTGATTATGGTGTGGGAAGATTTAACTATAGTAGAAATAATAGTTAATCCAGAAGAAAAGATTGAAGACGTAATTAGGGATAAAGCAAAAGAATATAAAATACCCCCATATAATATTACTTGGGATAGTGATGGGGTTGGTAAATATTTAGAAGGATATTTAAGGGGTGGAAAACCAATAGTAAATAATGCAAGAGCACTCGGAGGGGAAAATTACCAAAATCTTAAAACACAATTATACTTCAAATTAAGTGAAGTGATTAACAAAGGTGATTTAAAAGTGGTGAAAACAAAATATGATGATAAAATTATTGAGGAATTACAAGAAGTAAAACATAAACCAACAGATAAAGTAAGTAAAATACAGATGGTAGATAAAGGTGAGGTTAAAAGGATGTTAGGGCGTTCTCCCGATTTTTCAGATGCAATGGCTTATAGAATGATTTTTGAGATTAAGAAAGCACCAGTTAAAACTTTCCGTATTTAATGTACAAAACACAACAATAAAAAATATATTTATTAAAAACAAAAAAAGGATAATATGATAAATTTAAAATTAGAAATTGATGATGAGGTAAAGGAATTTAATTTACCCCAATCGTGGGATGAAGTTACTATTGGTGATTTTGTTAAATTATTCTCTTTTGAAAGAGAGGGGTTAAATTCAGTAGAGTTATCTGTAAAAATAATAAATGTATTGACAGATATTGATGAAAATTTAATTATGATGATGGATGTAAAGGATTTTGAAAAATTGGCTGAAGTATTTGCGTTTACAAGTAAAGAATTAAAACCCACCAATGTTGAGAGTGTTGAGTTGGAAGGTGAAACATATTATTTAAAAAATGATTTTTCTAAACTAACAATGGGGGAGGTTATTAGTATTGAGACGATTTTACAATCAGCAGATGGTAATTTATTTAAAGTGATGGATAAGTTACTATGTATATTTTTGAGAAAGAAAAAAGAAAACGGAAAGTTAGAAGCCTTTAAAGGTGAATTTATGGATAGGGTTAATTTATTTAGAAATGCCCCAATTTCAAAAGTATATAACATATTCAGTTTTTTTTTAACTGGCGGGACTACATTAGAGGACAATACGAAGGACTATTTGGAAAGCCTGCCAAAATAAAAAAAGAGAAAAAAAGTAAATTTGATACTTTAAATAAAAAGACGGATGTTGATGATAGATTTAAATGGTTGGAGATGGTTTATTTATTATTAACCAAATTAAATACAACTGATGAAATGATATACAAGAAGAACTATATTGGATGTTTGAATTGGTTGTCTTATTTCTATCAAAAAAATAAAGTAGAACAAAGTAAAAACGGCAATATATGAGTGTAAATATAATTTCATTAAATCAAATGGTGGATTTGTTCAGTGGGTTCGCTGACAGACATTTTTTTTTAAATGATTTTGGTTTTGGACCAACAAGTGAAATAGGGACCTCAAGACAAATGGACTTCCCCTATATGTGGGTATCATTAAATGAAAATAGTTTAATCAACCCCCAAAATAGAACGGCAATACCAGAGTTGTCTTTTTCTGTTTTATTTATGGATAAGACAAATATTCAGTCAAATTATTTGGAAATAAATGGAGATAATAGCGACAACATCCAGGAGATATTGAGTGATATGTTACAAGTCCTACAAGATTTTATAACAGAGGTTCAGGTAGATTGGGGGAATTATGGTATTATATTTCAAGATGTAATTAATTGTTTCCCTGCAACAGATGAAACACAAGATAAAGTTAATGGATGGGTGGGACAATTTAGTTTTAAATTAAAACATTCAAATTGTATTTTACCAACCGGCGATATTACACAGACAAACTTATCCCCAATTAACCCTATGACGAGGTATTTGACTTGTGATACAGTAACCGCTTGCACCACATTACAACAATACATAACTCAACAAATATCAAATTTTACAGGAAACACAGGAACAAGTATTACAGGTTTCACATATCAAGATAATACCTTCACAATTACTGATGATAATGGTGGGGTATTTAGTGCCACTATTAATACTATGACTGGACTTACTGTAAATGGTGATATATCAGGAACAACTTTTTATGGGGATGGTTCAAATCTTACAGGTATTGTATTTAATGATATCTTCGTAACAGGGGGGACATATGATAACTCAACTGGAACAGCAACATTCACCAATAATAGTGGGGGGACATTTAACGTAAGTGGTTTTTATACTGGTTCAACTGATAATAACCAATTCGTAACGGGATATACCTATTTAAATAATACATTCACTATTGCTGATAATAGTGGTAACACATTCAACGCCACCATCAACACGATGACTGGTTTAACCATCAACGGGAACTTGGATGTAACCACAATAGATGATGTTGATTATATTGATTTTAATACATCTGCGGCACAAGCAGGGGATATTGGTAGATTGATATGGAATGATACAGATGGAACATTAAATTTAGGTTTAAAAGGTGGTAATGTGACATTACAAATAGGACAAGAAGAAGTTGTAAGAGTAGTTAATAAAACTGGTTCAAATTTACTTGAAAGTCAATATAAGGTTGTTAGAATAAGAACACAAGCAGAAGGTGGGGCACAAGGACAAAGGTTAGCAGTTTTATTAGCACAAGCAGATACTAAACACAACCATTCTGGTATATTGGGTGTTGTTACTGAAAATATTAACAACAATCAAGAAGGTTTTATTACATCATTTGGTAATGTTAATAACATAAATGCAACAGGTTCACTTCAAGGTGAAACTTGGTTAGATGGTGATGACTTATGGTTATCAGATACAGTTGCTGGTGGTTTAACCAATATAGAACCAACAACCCACCCAGTAAGAATTGGTTATGTATTGTATTCACACGCAGTAAATGGTAAAATATTTGTATCGTCAGATAATGGTGTTGATGAATTAGGTGAATTACACGATGTTCAAATCACAGGAACAACCAAAGGGGGTTCATTACTTGAATATAATACATCTACGAGTGTTTGGGTTGATAGTCCTATAGTTTGGACCATTGAGTTGATAAACGCTCTGTCAGTGGATGTTTATGCCCCATATAACTTATCAATAGATACAGTAACAAATATCTTAAATGCCCCAACCATAACTATCTATGATGATGGTGTATTATATGCATTGGGTGGAACAATTGCGGTAGGAAGTAAAATAACAGTTGTGGCATCAGTTATTGGTGTTACAAACTTAACATTAAGTAAAATATAATATGAGTGATTTATACATACAAGCTGGTAGTCCCACAGAATGGACACGACCTGGTGGATGGGTTAGTATCCCATCAATTACATCAGCAGATACAAAATTCTATGGTGTTTATGCGGTATATGAAACAAGAAAGAATATTCTTAATATACAATTTGCAGGAACATTTAATATTACGATAGATTGGGGAGATACAACAACATTAACAACCGCATCAACAACATTAATATCAAAAACTTATACATATTCAGCATTAACATCCCCAATATTAGTAGATGACTATGGTGAAAATTATAAAACAGTATTAGTTACAATAACACCAAATACTGGTTCAGTAACTCTTTTTAATTTTGGACTTCCAACAGCAATAGGAACTCAAAATTGGTTGGATATTGTTATGTCTTGGAGCACCGCCAGACCCTTTTTTTATAAATCACACCCCTATCTTCAAAGATTTATTCAATATACGGGAAATTATGCTGGTGCATTAGCAAGTAGTATTACTCTTTTACCAAATTGTAGAGTATTTCAAGTCCCATTAAATCTTGGTTTACCATCATCAGCAACACAAATATTTACATATTTAGGTGCTTGTGAAGTTGGGGATATGATTATAAATACCACAGTTGCTATTACCTCTTTATTTACTGATACAAAAATAACAAAGTTTGGAAATTTTACATCATCAGCAGCTACAGCCACTACAAGTATATTTGCTAATTGCACTAATTTAAGATTTATTGGAAATGTTAATCTTGCATCTTCAGTAAGTTTTGGTTCATTATTTCTTAATAACTCATCTTTAATAAAAATTGGAACAATAACATCAACTGCGGTTACGAATTTAACAAGTGCTTTTTCCCAATGTGGTAGTTTAAGGGAAGTAACATTTACTTCATTAGCGAATGTAGTAACTGTGACTAATGCCTTTTTTAGGTGTTTTTCATTACAAAAAATAAGAGTTCCTGGATTAGTTGTATCAGTAAATTTTCTTGATTGTGCTATGGAAAGAGCAGAATTAGTTCAAGTGTTTAATGACTTGGGGACACCTGGAACAACAAGAACAATAACCGTGACGAGAAACCCTGGCTCGGCTGATTTAACTGCCGCAGACATCTTAATCGCCACATCTAAAAACTGGATAGTAACATTATAAATAATGGAAGATACAAGTGGATTTTATAGATACGATGAGGAGCAATGGTTTTGGGCTCCCAATGCAGTATATGCTCCGACATATACATTATTAAAAGAATTAAAAGATACATACGATTACCCCGTTGATGGGTGGAGATGGTATGATGAACAACCTTATTAACGATGGCAGAATTTCAACCCATATCAACCCAAAAAATGAAAGAGTTTGGCGGTGACTATGTAAAGATTTTATATAGGGAACTTCGTAGAGAGGGGAAAGATGCAACTGGTGCGTTAATAAATAGTTTAGCTTTTCAAATAAGGGAGGAGGCAAAACAAATACAAATAATCCTTTTAGCGAATGATTATTTAAAATATGTAGATAAGGGTAGAAAACCTGGTAAGTATCCCCCAATCAAAGCTATTGCTAAATGGGTTCAAGTTAAAGGTATTTCAAAAGAGGCAATATTCCCAATTGCAAGGAGTATTTATAAATTTGGGATTAAACCTACAAATGTAATACAGAGGGTGATTAAAGAATTTGAAACATCCCCAACATTACAAAAGAAATATGAAGATGAGGTTGTTAATCAACTTATAGATATGATAAATAAAAATTATAAAGAAATTTAATTATGGCGAAAATATCAATAGAAACAATTAAAGAATGGGTTAAAGAAAACCCAAATGATTTTGATTTAGGAAAAAAAGTTAGAAGTTTTATAAATAAAATACATTTAAATTATAAACAAAAAATTAAAGAATAATGGCATTTACAGCAATAACACAACCACACGATTATATGGCGGCATATTCAGCCGTCCCACTTAAATTATATGATACTGACTACAATATAAGTGAAAACTACAAGTATATAACTAATATCACTTGGGATAAAGTAACCATTACAGGACATACCGCTTATATAATATACAACGATGTATTTACAAAATTAACATCAACCACCCCACACAATTTTTCGTTGGGGGATTATGTATTTTTGAATGATGAAAACAATAATGACTTATATACGGGGTATTATATCATAAGAAAAATAGTATCCTCAACAGAATTTGTGATTGATTTAATACCCGAACAACCGTTTGGAGTAAATGATTTTACAACATCAAGGTTTATTAAATATAAATTTAACCCCGATTTGAATGGATATGCCAAAATGGATTTATCAAATGTATTAAAAGATTTTGTATCAGAGAATTTAACAGGACAGACAGTAGATTATTCATTATCTTATGAGGGAACAGATACAAGATTTTGTTATGAGTTAGTATGTGGTTCAGAAAAACAATTTAGACAAGCCTTTTTAGATAACTTATTTAGTGGGGGTTCATTATGTTTTGTAAATTCAGGTATTACATCTTTGAATGATACAGAATTTCAAGTAGGAGACCAAATATTTGTTCAACAAGATTTATATGAATGGTCATATTTAGATAATTTTTTTGATGGTTATTTTGTAGGATTTACAGGAACAACACAACCCCCATATTATACGGGTAGTTCAGTAACTGTAACAGGACAAATTACACATCCATCTTATAATGGACAAACAATAATGTATTCAACGGGTTCATCAGCTAATAGTTTGGTTATTGATAAATTATGGTTGGGGTCCACACCTGTGGAGCCGGGTAGTATATTTGGTGTTCCTCGTCCAGAATATAATGGAACTTGCACCATAGTTAATATCTTTATTGACCCAACATATGGTTTAGTTATTTTAACAGATAAACCATTTACGGTATCATCCCCACCTTTACCTGGTTTTATTACATTTGCTGATAATAGATTAACTATAACCCCAAATGAAATAACAATAAGTGGGTTGTGTGTTTATAATTCACACATCAATTTACCTGATTATACAATTACGGCATTTGACCCGTATGTTATTCAAAATAGAAACTTTGATGAGAACAATTTATCAACGGTATTTGAAGTCGGTAATACATATAGAGTTGAGCCATCAACAATAGGATTTGTATTAACCCACTTGGAAGATACTGCTTTAGTTGCTGGTATGGGATATGAGTTTTATAATTCAAATGGTAATACATTAGGACAAGTTTTAATAACAGGTATGACTGAAGAAGATTATTATTCCCCAATAGGTTTAAATCAAATAAGTGGAGTTACAGGAACAATAAATTTTGGTGTTCCTTTTTCTGGATATGTAAATGATATTAATTCTTATTGTATATTCGCAGCAGCTCCTGGTGGATGTAACGCAATATGTGTTAACTTGGTTTATAAGTCAGGGTCAGGAACTACAAATACACAATGTGTGGTTAAAGAGGATGGATTAATTAATGGTTATCCCGCATATTTAATAGATGTGGTATTTACAGGAACAACCTATCCATCTCAACTATCATATATTGTTGATACATCTAATCCATTAAATGATGGGTGGTATTTACAATCAACAATTGGGGCTAGTCAATATTCGGGTATTGGAATTACTTGGTTAGAGGATAAAGTCAATATCACAAATTGTCCTGCTAGCACAAGTTGGAGTTCTCCAATCCCATCACCCGTTGCTGGTGGAGCGGGTATTAACTCATCAGTGGTTATAAATAACTTGGGTACTATTTTACAATATTCAAATTTAATATGTTTTGAATTAAATAAAGATTGTTCAAAGTATGAAATATACCACATTATGTGGAAAGATAAGTTAGGTTCTTTTATATCATACCCATTTATATATGTGTCAAGAGATAATATGGAGGTTGATAGAAAGGGTTATTACAAACAAAACGGAACTTGGGAGAATAATACATTTGGTTATGATGAGTATAATAGGGGACAAGTTGACTTCTATTTAAGAAGTAGAAAGTCAATTATAGTTAATTCTGGGTGGTTATATGAGTTTGAGAGGGACTTAATGGAAGATTTGATACAATCACCTTCTGTATATCTACAAACCCCTGACAATCGTTTATTTGGGGGTTCTTTGGAAGAAAAGAAAATAGAGATTTATAAACAAATTAATGATGACTTGTTTAGTTATTCGTTTAACTTCGTGTTTGCTAATAATGAATATAGATTTTGATGTAGTAGTCATAATATAAAATCTAAACCCCATCCTAAAAACGTGGGGTTTTTTCATTAAAAACACATCAATAAAAAATATATTTAATTAAAAAAAGGATTATGAATAAATTTTCAGTATTAGCAGATGGAAAACAACTTGATACATACGACAATATAGCGGTAAGTTTTAACTATCAGATAGAAAATATCTTGGATATAACAAAAAGAACAACCAATTATTCTAAAACTATCACACTTCCTGGCACCCCATTTAATAATAAATTCTTCAAACAGATTTTTGATGTTAATATTGATACCATTAGTTTTAATGTAAAAAAATCAATACCTGCCAATATTAATATTGGAGAACAAACCATAATGACTGGTGTATTACAACTTTTGAATATTATTGTTAATCAAGATGCGGTAGATTATGAAGTGGTTATAATGGGACAATTAAAGAATATCCTAAATGAATTTGGGGAATTAACCCTACGTAATATTGATATTAGTGAATATAACCACATTCGTTCAAAAGAAACAATTCAAAGTAGTTGGGTATATGATATATACAGGAATGGTTCGTTGATTAATAACTCGTCAGGTGGTGAAGGTTATGTATATCCATATATTGTTTACGGGAATAACCAAAATATTTCAAATAATTTATATGCTAGTGATTTATTCCCCGCAGTATATCTTAAAACCGCTGTAGATAAAATGTTTGATTTGGTTGGATATACTTATACATCAAGATTTTTTAATAGTGATTATTACAAAAAATTAATATTACCATTTGTGGATGATAAACTACAAATGCCAGATACTGAAATAAATACAAGAACATTTGCCGTTGGGGTTGATGGAACACAAGGTGAAACAACCGACCCCCTAATTTATGAACCAGGTGTTGAGTACACAGGTGTTACAGGATATAGGGCAATGAGTGCTGTGATGCAAGATAATGTCCCTGCTTGGTATCAAAATAAATATTGGGCATCAAATAAAGGGTTTTGGTTCCCACTTCAAAAAGAAACAGGAACAATTATAGATGTTACATTACAAGATTTAAATAATGAATGGACATATTCAGCACAAACAACACCATATACAACAACCAATGCTGTATACCCTTATACTTATTCAAGATACCAATGCCAAAATTCAGGTTATTATAATATTGATTTAACTGCTTATATGATTGTTAAATATTGGGATTTAGGTGGTGGTAGCCCAAATATACAATTAAATAGTGGTGACTTAAAATATTATGTAAAACTTTTAAGAAAAAGGGGTAATAGTGAAATAGAATTAGCATCAACAGGCACATTATCATTTCAACCATCAACATCATTTGCCTTTACTCCAGCCTATGATAATAATAATCCACTAACATTAGATACATCAGCATCAAATGTTTATTTAGAAGTTGGTGATTTAGTATATATTGAATTTGGATTTACTATGTTTGGAACAAATTGGGCCGGTGTTGATGCTGATATCAGAGCACAAGCCTTATTATTACCATCAAAAGATGGTGTGCCATCGGTATTAAAAATATCACCTTCTAACAATAATTTGGTTGGGGGAAATAGTGAAGTTAATATGAACCAAATAATGCCTGATATTAAATTAAAAGATTTATTTTTATCAATTATTAAGATGTTT